AAACCTTCTACCCAAGAACAAATTTCTTCGTTTGGGATCTTTTTTAAAATATATAAAGCAATACCTCCACCTGTACCACCCATTAATAAACCTGCATTATTTGCTAAAAAATCTAACATATTATTTCTCCTTTTTTAAAATAATCTCTATTATATCAACTCTATTTTTAAGTTGTTTTAACTCTTCGTCTAACTCATTGGGTTCTTCAACGTATTTTAGGATTTTGTCTAATTTGAATTGTTTGCTGATCAGCTTAACTGCAGCATTGATAATCATTTTCTGTACTAACATTTTCCATTTCCATCGATCAATTCACCCCACAACGAAGTTCTACCATTAATTATCTGTATAATGTGAACTGTAAATAGTCCACCTCTATAAAAATCTACTATTGCAAAAGCGTGACTCCAATTGATACTTCTACCATTAAGCCAATCATTTGCCTCGTCACTCATATCTTTTAAACACCCTATGCTCCACGCTGACTTTGGTCCATCTAAATGGGTAGCAGACATTTGTTGGAGATCGTGCCAATGTCCATACATAATATTTGCACCAAGTTTTCGCAAATGATTACTTGTATGGTACTGACCACCATATTCGTGTCCATGATATAAGTATAATTTACCCAATTTTAACTTTTTACCAAAGGGAATATACTTATAACCTCTACCTTTTAGGTCTACAGCATTTGCAAACTTATATTGTGGTATATAAGGATATTTTTCAACTGCCATATTGCACCAGTTATCGTGGTTACCTTCAGTAAAGTATTTTTCTTCACAATTTACTTTATCTAAAGATTCATCGATCTGATCCATACCAGCGTTGACATCTTTTACGTCTTTATCAAAATCTTCTATTAGAAACTCAAGAGGTGGTGCTTTTTTACGTTTATATTTCCAAGCCGAAAACGCTGACCATTCTCCTATGTCACCCAGATCAACATAAGCATCAGGCTTTACTATTTCAATAGTTTTACATAGTACGTTTATCGCAGGTTGGTCATGTAAAGGAAAATGTTTGTCAGGCGTTACTATTACACGTTTAACAACACCTTTAGACATTTAATGTACCTCTTTTACTCTATTACTTAATTCTTTTGCTCTATTAGGCGTTTGCTTGGCCCATAAACTATCTAGCATTTCTTGGGATGCTTTTTCAAAATCTTTATCTTTTAGGTACATAATAGTTTTGGCAAACTTTGAAAAACCTGTAACACCTAATTGATAACACATTTCCATTACCACATCTTGTATTTCTTGTGGCATAAAAGGAAACCATCCAAACTTATTTTTAATTCTATCTTCTAAATTTTTTAATTTACGTTCTAATATTATATCGCATATGTCCTGATCTAACTCTAAATCTTTTATTGCAAAGCCGTAGCCTATAGTATCTATTCCTAAACTATCTTTATAAACTACTCCAACATAGCCTTCGTGTTGTTTTATACTTTCTTTTAAATTCATTTTTTCTTTTTCTTCTTTTTTGGCTTTGCCTCTTCTTCGCAAGTCCAACCATTTGCAAGTAATTCTTTTTTTCTTTCTGCTGGAAAATCTTTTGTAAATTTTACTTTTCCTTTATCCATTGTAAATTTCATAAAACTCCTAAGTTGTAAGGGGGCAGTAAAAACCACCCCCTTATTATTATTGTAATTGCTTATTAAGCAGCGTCTGTTAAAGCAAATAACTTTTTGTTATTTGACTCATCAGAAGTAATTAAGCAACCATAAACAGTATCAGCAACAAATCTTGTTGATAATGTTTCTAAGTGATAATCACTTTGTACTCTTGCTTTCATACCAGCAGCATACGCTATGTGTAATGCTTCTTTATGAATCAAGTAGCCTGCAAGGTGATCAACTTCAGATGATCTACCATCAGCTGTGTTAAATACTGGGCTTGATGATTGTGAGTAAGCACCAGAACTTGCTACAACATTTACAAAGTTATTAGATATAACTACTGGAACACCACCTAATTTACCAGCAAAACCACTAATAAGCGGATTAGAATCGCCAGCAAGTCCAGTTCCATCATATCTAGCAAAATCGCCTAGTTTGAATAAAGAACTGTATGTAGCAGGTGGTAATACTAATACAAAGTCATCTATATCAGCATCAGCTTCGTAGATTGCTTTAATCATATTAGAAACACCAAGAGTAGTAATATCATATGAACCAGCACCTGTAAATGTGATGTAGTTTCTGCTTGAACCATCAGCACCTGAGTTTGCTTCATCATTGTATGTTACTGCACCATATAACTTTTGTGCTAAGTAGAAATCAACTTTTTTAGCCAAAGCATAACCAAGTTTTTGTGTGTAAATATTCATCACATCATAACTAGATTGTGCTCTTGAAATATCAGTAATTGCTACTGCAGCTAAATTAGATTGATTTATTGAAAGTGTATGTTCACCTTCACTTGTTGTACCAGCAGCAAAACTTAAAGCAGATGACGCTAAAGCATTGTTGTCGCCACCATATAATGATGTTGCTGTTAATTCAGTATGTTTTGGTAAGTGAATCATATCACCACCGCCTGCAACTAAACCTGATAAATCATTTGCTAATGCACCAAATACTAGATTTTTTTCAAAATAATCTTGTAAGGCATTACCCCAAATCTCAGGTATAAACTTATCTAAGACGGCATTGGTTGAATCCTGTAATCCACCACTTAATATCTTTTTACTATCCATTTAATCTCCTAAAAGGTTTTTCTCCCACTTGTAACCTTATTATAATAAGTCCTTCTCTCATCTTCATTCATATCATTCCAATTTTTCTCTGGACTTGATACTCTAGGTCTACCTATAACATCAGTATTTGTAGGAGTATTATTAATTTTGTTAGTTACATACTCAAGAGTGTCTAAATCTAATTTAGATAAAGATTCTCTCTCGTCTTCAGGATGCTTTTCAAGTAAAGAAGTTCTTTTATTGTCTTCGTAAGATTTCCACTTTTCTGCTTGTTGTGATAAAGTTTTATTCTCTGTAGACACCTTTTCATATAAAGTTTTAAAATCTTCTTTTTCTTTAAGAGCGTTTTCTTCTTGAGTTTTTACGATTTTACGCAAGTTATTAAGTTCACGTTCTGCTTCCTGGGCTCTTTTTCTATACTTTTTGCTTTCTGCTACGTTTGGATCAGGAGCCACCTGCTCTTCCACGTTCTGTGTACCACTATCCACTACTGCTTCATTAGATACTTGAGTTTCTTCGGACATACTGCCCTCCTATATATTGTATAATTTTAAATCAAAAACACTATATCTTGCTTTTGACAGATATTGTAACTTAACTTACAATGGTGGCAATATGCAACATTTAAATACTTTTAAAGAAAAATGGTTTGATTATTTAGGGTATAAACCCCATGAGGGACAAAGAAAGTTGCATTTTCCTACAAAGACTACCGCAAGATTTTTTGTAATGGTTTGTGGGAGGCGTTTTGGGAAGACTACGGCATC